AAATAGAACGTTCTCATCCCAAATCCCATTCCAATACCCCGGGGGTATATATATTTTCAAAAAGGTCTTGTGAACGTTCTGTAATACGTTTAAACTACTGATTGTTTAAACAGGAGAGATTAAGTGACGGAGAAAGACCAGCTCATATTGGATTTTATTAAAGCCTACATTAAGTTGCATGGCGTAGCGCCGTCTTATTCTGTAATAGCCCGTGGCGTGAATAAACAATCTAAGTCCAATATACATAGGGTTGTGCATAAGTTGATAGACGAAGGCAAGATAGCCATGAAACCTCATAAGGCAAGAAGCATTAGGGTGACGGACAGATCTGTAAGAGCCGTGGCTGCTTTATGACATTGCTAACCAAGCAAGAGATAGCCGATTACCTATCCATAGTGGATAGGGTAGATGAGAATGAACAAAACAAGATTAGGCAGTTGTTAGAATATGACAGGGTAGAAAGATGCCGTGAATCTTTTATATTCTTTGCTTCTCAGATGTGGCCTGTGTTTATATCAGGTAAACATCATCAGATTATGGCTGATGCTTTTGAGCGTGTAGCCGCCGGAAGTCTTAAGAGATTAATTATCAATATGCCTCCTAGGCATACCAAGTCAGAGTTTGCTTCTTTTTTATTGCCTTCATGGTTTTTGGGTAAGTTTCCAGAAAAGAAAATCATACAGACAGCTCACACCGCAGAATTAGCCGTAGGCTTTGGACGGAAAGTAAGGAATCTTGTTTCATCGGATGTTTATGGAAGAGTATTTGATACAAAGTTATCGTCAGATAGTAAGGCTGCTGGAAGATGGAACACTCACATGGGTGGTGATTACTTTGCTATCGGTGTTGGCGGCGCTGTTACAGGTAAAGGGGCTGATCTTTTAATCATAGATGACCCTCATTCGGAGCAGGAAGCCAAACAAGGCAACCCTGCGGTGTTTGATCAGGTATATGAGTGGTACACATCTGGCCCTCGGCAGCGTTTACAGCCGGGAGGAGCCATCATTATTGTGATGACTCGTTGGTCTAAGAGGGATTTAACAGGTCAAATTTTTAAAAATCAGGCAAAAGAAGGGGTAGATCAGTGGGAAATCATTGATTTTCCTGCTATTTTGCCGTCAGGAACCCCTCTTTGGCCGGGATTTTGGTCTAAAGAAGCCTTAGAAAGCCTCAGATCTGAACTTCCAGTATCTAAATGGGAAGCGCAGTATCAACAAAACCCCACTTCAGAAGAAGGTGCAATCATTAAGAGGGATATGTGGAAGATATGGCCAGATGAATATCCCCCGGCATGTGATTACATCATCCAATCTTGGGATACAGCCTTTGAAAAAAACAACAGGGCCGACTTCTCAGCTTGTACAACGTGGGGAGTCTTCTACCATCCCAACGCCCAAGGTGTTTCTAAGGCCAACATCATCATGTTGGATGCGTTTAAAGAGAGGATGGAGTTCCCGGAACTCAAGAAAAAAGCTCTTGAAATGTTTAAACAATGGAACCCGGATACCTTGATTGTTGAAAAGAAAGCCGCAGGAGCGCCGTTAATCTATGAGTTAAGAAAGATGGGAATCCCGCTTTCTGAGTATACACCGAGCAAAGGAAGCGATAAGATAGCACGTGTAAACGCAATATCCGACTTGTTTGCATCAGGCGCAGTATGGTGTCCAGACACAAGATGGGCTGATGAGGTCATGGAAGAGTTGGCCGCATTCCCCAACGGAGATCATGACGACTTGGTTGACTCCAGTTCTCAAGCTTTGTTGCGTTTCAGACAAGGAGGGTTTATCTCCATCGACTCAGATGAAGAAGATGAACCTATCTATTACAGACGTAAATTGGAGTATTACTGATGACTATCGACAAAGCTTTATATTCGCAAGGCATAGCCTCTGAGCCAGACTTAGAAATTGAGATTGAAAACCCTGACTCGGTATCCATCGATACAGGAGATGTAGAGATTACCCTAGAACCCGGGCAGGACTTGGGTGGTGACTTCAACCAAAACTTAGCCGAAGTTTTAGATGAGAGAACTCTACAGTCCATTGGTTCAGAGCTTATTGCTCTCGTGGACGCAGACATTAATAGCCGTTCAGACTGGGCAGAGTCCTACGTCAAAGGCCTTGAAGTATTGGGTTTGAAATATGAAGAGCGTACTGAGCCTTGGAATGGAGCGTGTGGAGTTTACTCAACAGTTTTAACGGAAGCAGCGATCAGGTTTCAAGCTGAATCCATTATGGAGTCATTTCCTGCTGCCGGGCCTGTAAAGACTGAAATCTTTGGAACTCCAACAAAAGAAAAAGATGAGGCTGCTGCTCGTGTCGAAGAAGACATGAACTACAAGATTACAGAGAAAATGCCTGAATACAGGCCAGAACATGAGAGGATGTTATTTGGTTTAGGCTTATCTGGATCTGGCTTTAAGAAGGTTTATGATGATCCTGTATTGGGTAGGCAGGTATCTCTCTATGTCACCGCAGAAGATATCATTGTCCCATACGGCGCATCAAGTCTTAGAACCACAGAACGTGTGACGCACGTCATGCGGAAAACAAAGAATGAACTCAAGAAACTACAAGCCACAGGGTTTTACAGGGATGTTGATTTGGGTGAACCCCAAAACATCATGTCTGACATTGAAAAGAAGAAAGCCAACCAGCAAGGCTACAAAGCTCTTGATGATGATCGCTATCAGTTCCTTGAAATCTGCACAGACTGGGACATCGATGGATTAGAAGAGTTAAATGAGAATGGAGAGCCGTCAGGCATTGCAGTTCCTTATGTGATTACCATAGATCGTGGGACAGGTAAAGTACTTTCTATCTATAGAAACTGGAAAGAAGATGATGATAAAAAACTCCCTCGTCAGCACTTTGTTGATTATTGTTATATCCCAGGTTTTGGCTTTTATGGCTTGGGCCTTATTCATATTATTGGTGGCTATGCTCGTGCTGGCACTTCCCTTATTCGTCAACTGGTGGATTCAGGGACATTGTCTAATCTGCCCGGCGGACTTAAAACCCGTGGCGCAAGAATCAAGGGTGATGACACGCCCATCGCTCCCGGTGAATTTAGAGATGTGGACGTACCCAGCGGAGCCATTAAAGACAATATCATGCCGCTACCATATAAGGAGCCGTCTGCGACCCTGTTAACTCTGTTAAATCAGATTACAGATGAAGGACGCAGATTGGGTTCCATAGGAGATCTTCAGATCTCTGATATGTCGGCCAACGCCCCAGTAGGGACAACCTTAGCCCTTCTAGAGCGTACCTTAAAGACCATGTCTGCTGTGCAGGCACGTGTCCACTACTCGATGAAACAAGAGTTTAAACTCTTAAAGAACATCATTGCCGAGTACGCACCATCAAAAGAAGAGTTTGATCCTGAGCATGGCGATCATTTTGCCAGCCGGGAAGATTATGAAATGGTGGATGTAATCCCAGTATCTGATCCAAACTCTTCAACAATGGCGCAGAGGATCATGCAGTATCAGGCCATTATGCAATTGGCCCAAGGCGCACCACAGATCTACAATTTACCCAATCTCCATAGACAAATGATTGAAGTATTGGGCGTTAAGAACGGCGAGAAGTTGGTATTAACAGAAGATGATGAGATGCCAAAAGATCCCGTCAGCGAAAACATGGGATTTCTCAAAGGAGAACCCACCAAAGCCTTCATGTATCAAGATCATGATGCCCATATTGCAGTGCATACAACCTTTATGCAAGATCCTTCTATTGCGGCACAGATGGGTCAAAACCCAATGGCACAGCAAATGCAAGCTGCGGTCATGGCTCATATTGCAGATCACTTGGCCTTCCAGTATAGGCAACAGCTAGAAGATCAGGTGGGCGTGGCTTTACCTGCGCCCGGGGAGGATCTACCACCCCAGACAGAGGTGCAGTTGTCAAGATTGGTTGCTCAGGCAAGTACCCAGCTTCTACAGTTGAATCAATCCAAAGCAGCGCAGGCTCAGGCCCAACAACAAGCGCAGGATCCATTGATCCAAATGCAGCAACAAGAGCTACAACTCAAGCAACAAGAATTGCAGAGTAAATCCCAAAAGATGCAGTCTGATAGTCAATTGGCGCAGGCAAAGCTTCAGTTAGAACAACAAAGAATCCAAATTGAACAACAGAGGAATCAGCTCCAAGCGCAGTCTGAATCACAAAGAGTTCAATCGCAGACCGAGATTCAGTTGAAGAAAGACCAGCAAATGATGCAAATGGAGATCATGAAACTCCAAGAGCAGGCAAGACAAGCAAATCAAAGGGTACAGACTGAGCTGTTTAAACGGAGTAAATAATGGAAGAAAAGATACTCAAACATTTGCTATCCGAATTACGAGAGAAGGAACGTTCCCTCTCAATGAGTCTAGGTGACGGGGGAGCTGCGGATTTCCCTGCTTACCGAGATATGTGCGGCCAGATTAGGGGTCTCTTGTACGCACAGAATTTAATCACTGACCTCTTACGAAAAATGGAGCAAATCAACGATGAGTGATCTTTTAATCAGCGATGGGGCGGCAACGACTACCCTCCCAGACAACGCAGAAGACAAGGCAAGACAATTGCCTGATCCAGTTCGTTTTCAAATTCTGACAGTCTTACCAGAGATTGATGAGGAATATGAAAGCGGATTGGCTAAAGCTAAAACCACAATACATTATGAAGAAGTGCTTTCGCCAGTACTATTTGTAGTGAAACTTGGCCCAGATGCTTACAAAGATCCAGCCAGATTCCCATCTGGCCCATCCTGTAAGGTTGGCGATTTCGTTATCGTTAGACCCAATACAGGTACACGACTCAAGATTCATGGCAAAGAATTCAGGATCATCAACGATGATTCCGTAGAAGCTGTGGTTCAAGATCCCCGTGGTATCAGCAGAGCATCATAAGGAGTCATCATGGTAGACCAAGTTGAATTTACATTCCCCGATGAAATTGATGAAAAGCCAACTCGTCTAGGCAGTAAGGTTGTAGAACCTGAACCCGAGATTGAAATTGTTGACGATACTCCAGAAGAAGATCGTAATCGTACGCCTATGGCTTCTCCGCCCGTGGAACCCACGGATGAAGAGCTAGAAGGCTATACAAAAAAGCAACAAAGCCAGAAAGTAAGAGAGTTTGCTAAGGGTTATCACGAAGAAAGACGGCAAAAAGAGGCTGCTTTACGTGAAAGAGAAGAGGCTTTAGCCCTTGCAAAAGCTGTTTATGAAGAGAATGAACGGCTTAAAAACACGGTAAATATGAGCCAAACGGCCTTTATTGACCAAGCAAAACGCAATGTAACCAGCGAAATGGCTGAAGCAGAGCGTCTTTACAAGAAGGCGTATGAGGAAGGTGACTCTGAAGCGTTGCTAAAAGCTCAAAAAGAATTGACCAACGCAGCCTTAAAAGCTGAGAAAGTTAACAATTTTAAGCCTGCCCCTTTACAACCTGCTCCAAAAGTAGTACAACCTAGTCACCCGCAGGCAGATCCTAAAGCCGAAAGTTGGCAACGTAACAACACTTGGTTTGGACAGGATGAGGAAATGACCAGTTTGGCCCTAGCGGTGCATACAAAACTGGTTAAATCGGGCGTTGACCCGCAGAGTGATGAATACTATCAACGTTTAGATAGTCGAATTCGTCAAGTTTTCCCAGATAAGTTTGAGTCTGAGGAAACCGCTGATACGAGGCAGCGCCCTAGATCAAATGTCGCTTCTGCGTCTAGAAGTGTGGCTCCTAAAAAAATCACATTGTCTGCGTCAGAGGTAAACATTGCCAAGCGACTGGGCATTCCATTGGAACGCTACGCTCGTGAGGTTGCTCAACTAAGGAGAAATACAAATGGCTGATAATCGTGCAAGTCGTGACACCGAGTCACGCAATCAATTTCAACGTCCTCAATCGTGGAGAGCGCCTGAGATTCTACCCATGCCTGACCCAAGACCGGGTTGGACTCATCGATACATTCGTATCTCAATGATGGGTAAAGACGATCCTCAGAACATTTCTTCTAAGTTCAGAGAAGGATGGGAACCCGTGAAAGCGGAGGAATATCCAGAACTGATGATCCAAGCAGCCCATAGCGGTCAGTTTAAAGG